AAATAATCACTTGTTTTATTGATTTTCTAATTTTTCACCTGTTCTAGGTATAACTAATAGTCCATTTGTTTTTAGATTATTAGCATAATTATTTAGCAAAGTTGTTTTATGAGATTGTAATACGTCTTCTACTTCAGAAAATAAATCACATATAATTACGTCGTATTGTTTAGTAGTACTATAACTCCATTCATCATTACATATTATATTTATAGAACTATTTAACCATGTAACGTAGTCAACTATTTCCTGATGCTTTTCTACAACATCTACACTTGAAGGGTTTTTGTTTTCTTTAATATATTCTGGCAAAACACCAAATCCTCCTAAGCCTAAAACCAATACATCACCCCATGTCACATCACTAAACAAACCGTTTGAAAGATTACCGCAATCCTGACATTCTCCAAGCATAGCTTTGCCATGTATACTAACATTCATATTTTTCCGAGGTATGCCTTGTTTGTATGTAAACATAGATATATCTGTATATCCAAAAGTTACGTCGCTATTTTCATTTTCACTGTAGCTTGTTGGAATATTTTGTTTTTCTACTTTAAATATATCATTGTCTACCTCGGATATATTTGCTTCTAAAAAATATGGCCCTGATATTAACTCTTTCATAATTCGATTGCATCAAATTCCACATCAATTTCTTTTACTGAATAATTAACGCGCTTATATCCATTTGCGTCGATAACAACAGCGTCTTTAATATGCTCTACCTCGTCTGCCATCACCCCCTTAAATAATCCTTGACCAACTTCAGGATCTTTATATTCAAATGAATATATATTTATTCCGTTTCTAGACACACCTATCAAGTTAATATTTTTCTTAAGACTTCTGGCAGAAGGAAAACCACCACTACACGTTACAACATGCGTTACAAGTCCCGTTGACTGAGCTCTTATTGCATGCGTTGGAATAAAATTAGGCCCGAATGCTCTCCACCCATAAGCAAACGTTGATGTGCCAGATGAGTTTGAGTACATATAACTTGAATAAGCTACAGGAACCCCGGATGAATTCAAATTACTATAGCTCCGCATGCAGTCGTTGAGCTTGAAAGAGCATTTCCGCCGGTGACTTGTTTTTGAGTCAATGCCGGACCTGCATCATGATCATACCCTCTAAACTCTGACATTTTATGAGGATTAGTTCCGTCCGGTCTGGATGTAGATGCGGTGTTTATTGTGCCATTAACACCTTCTGACATATCTTCTAGACTAATATTTGTATAATTTGTGCTAGAAGAATAATTATTTGTGCCTATCTCACGGCGTATCCCTCGCATAGAAACGCTTCCTGTGCTAGGAACTGCCATTGATTATAGATTTAAGTTCATCTATTTGTTTTTGCTGGTCTTTTACAGCTTCAATTAGTACAGCTGTTAGTTTTTGGTAATCCACAGCTTTATAACCATTATCTCTGGTTTGTACAATTTCTGGTAATACTTCTTCTACCTCTTGTGCAATCACACCTACATCTTTCTTACCTGTTTTCTTATGTGATTTTTCATTCCACTCAAAAGTAACGCCACTAATTGCTTTTACTTTTTCAATTGGTGACTCTATAGGTTTTATATTCTCTTTATATCTTTTATCAGAAGAATAGTAAGCTACAACATCCCCAGCCACTCTGATAGAATCGCCCGTTGATGCTGCATCTACAAAGTAAGTTGTATTGCTATAATCATAATATACTGTTGAATATAATCCACTTTTAAAACTACCTCTACCATTTTGAGCATCAAGATAAATCCTAGCGTCTCCATCAGAAGCAACATACATACCCCAACCTGAAGCACCTGTAAAGCTTATGAAAGATGCATTTGTATGAGAATACCCAACACCATACATGTTTCCAAGTGTAGTAGTAGCTGGTAAATAGCTAGATCCTATAGTAAAAATAGGGTTTGTAGCCGTTGAGTTGCCTCCAATATTATTATACCCCCCTACTAAAAGCCCAGTTTCGTGAGCTTTTCTTCCTATGTATTTTAAGTAACTTGTACTTGCGGCGTCTACTAAATAATTAGTATCGTTTAAGTCATAAAATTTCTCTGCTTGAGCTCCGTTTTGTGTTATTACAAGCGCGGTAGTAGTAGATTCACCATTATTACCTCCCAGTTTAAATTGGTACTGACCAAAATTGTTTGTGCCTTCGCTTGAAGTGTCTTCTACATAATTAAACGTTGCAACAGTGTCAGTCACACCTATTTTTAAACACTCTGAAGATACACTGCCGGATCTAGTTATATGTACAGGCTCAGTGTTTGATGTTGTATCAAAAACAGCAGTGCCATCAACAAACAGCGGGTGAGTAGCTGCTGATGTAACAGACTCCCCTTGACCAATAGATATAGAAGTAGCAACAGTTAATCTACCATTCGTAGTTAATGACATTGCTCCTTGTGCATCTGTGTGACTAGTATCACCCCACCACCAGCCTCTATCATTATCACTGTTCATTTGGAATGACATAGCGTAGTCATTTAAGTGACCATAGCTAAATCCAGACTTCATACCTATAGTGTATGTACCACCACTCCAAACTCTAAGTTTATCTCTTGTCTGAGATGAACTTCCTTCTGTAAGGCCAACGCTATATCTTGTGCTAGTTGAAAATCTATCACTAAATGTTCCAGAAGTAATGTCAGCTGCTGAGTGCGTGTGAGAAGACGCTGCTGCTCCTAATTCACTTAATGTAGGTTTATGTCCTTCATGATATAATCTTCTCCATGTTGTGTATGTACCATTATTTGCACCAGAGCCTCCTTGATAAGTTCTGGTCCAAATATTTTCATCATAGTAAGATGCTGCTATTTGGAACCCATGATCATTTGCTGTGTTGCTATGTCTAACATTTAATAAGTTATACCAAGTACCAGTAGTAGGATAGTTAGTACCACTACTAGCCTGATAAAATCCACTAGGTACAGAATTGTTTGCATTACTTAATGTACTAATTCTATTTGCGTCTTCTAATCCTGTAGATCCTTGATGCCATACAGGGTCACTACCTACATATAAATTTGATGCATATAAGACATTACTTGCAGTACCGCTTGCACCTATGTATACAGGAGCATTTATATTTATAGAACCATAGTAATCTTGTATATAAGGATTACCATAACCATTATTCCAAATGACTTTATGTCCTGATCCTAATGAGAACTCTGTCTGCTTAACTGTACAACCACCAAGTACTCTAATTTCTTTATTAAAGTAGAAGTTAGAACGGTCTGTGTAGATATGAGCATGACTAGTATTCATAGGT